GTATTCTAAGGTATTTTAATTATGGCAGTTAAGTCGAAAGTGGGTCTGGTGAAAGATGGTTTCATGCCTGGGAAGCCTAAAAAGACTCGTCAAGGATCGAGTCAACACACGAAACTTTCAGCAACCTCTCGTAATAGTAAGAAAAAGGCATACAGAGGTCAAGGTCGATAAATACCTGTAACGTATTTTAAAGGTGTATCATGGGAGCAAAAGGACCCAATCCAGGAGATAACCCACCAGCAACTCCTGAAGGTACTTTGGATGCAAAGTATGATGTTGCATCTAATGCAAAGGCACGTTCTCAAACTAAGAAGAACACTGCATCACCATTAGCAGCAGGTTGATTTATGTCTGAACGTGAATCTTATGTCCAGGAATGGATAGAACAAGTTTCTAAAAAACATAAAGAACTTGGTGGTTTTGCCATTTGTCCATATGCATCTGGATCAGATACCTTAATTAAAGACACTCCGATTGATGATATCGTGCCCGAACCAGGGTATGATGTCATCCTTTTTATTGTTGAAGATTTTTGGAAACCTGCGAAAATTAGAAAGTGGGTTGCAAAATATAACGAAGAGTATCCACTCTATTGGTTTGTGGAAGACTTAGCGTGTGAAAATACATACATTAACGGAGTTAAAACAAATAATCCTCAACTTAATTTGATACTGTGTCAATCAAGAAGAAAGATTGCACAAATGCGTAAAAAATTAGCAAAAACTGACTACTACAATTATTGGAGCGAAGAATATTTGAACGAAGTTTTAGGTGATGACAAGAAATTGATACAAAAAATCAAAAGTCCATGTCCATATCAAGCAAAAAAAGAGTTAATTGATGAAGTACTAGACTACGAATCTTCCAAATAGTCTTATACATATATTAAGTACCTCTTGTTTGCACTAAATGGCCTTAGAAATTAGGGACATAGACAATTCTTCATTTAGATACAGGAAGACTTCTCGTAGTTTTAAGGATATTAGCCTTACTTTTGCGAAAAATCCTGTCACAAATGATATATTGCCTATTAAAAATGAAGATGCAATCAAGAAGTCGGTGATGAATCTAGTTAAAACTAGATTAGGTGAGCGTTTTTTTAACGATTTATTAGGTACTAGACTCGAAGACAGTCTTTTTGAGGTAGGAACTTCGTCACTCATCTACTCTTTGGAGAGTGAAATTGCTATTTTATTAGAAAACTTTGAACCAAGGATCAACAATACCAAGGTTTTTGGTGAATATCAAGATGAATCCAACGATTTACTCCTTAGAATAACATATGATATTGTTGGATTACCAATTCCAACCCAAGAAATCGAATTTATCTTAGAACCCACTAGAATCTAATGTCCTTCAATCAGTTTACTAACTTAGATTTTAACGATCTAAGGACTCAAATTAAAGACTACCTTAGATCCAGTAGCGATTTTAGTGATTTTGACTTTGAAGGATCTAATTTTTCGGTCTTAATTGACCTATTAGCGTACAACTCATACATCACTGCGTTCAATACGAACATGACAGTGAATGAGGTGTTCCTTGATAGTGCAACATTGAGAGAAAATGTTGTTGCACTCGCTAGAAATATCGGATATACCCCAAGATCAGTCAGAGCAGCACGTGCTAAAGTGTCTTTTAACGTCATTTTGACCGATAGTACCGACGTTAGAACAGTTACTCTTCAAGCCGGACAAGTTGCACAGGGTGCTTTGACTCAAAGTAGCTATATTTACTCGATTCCTGAAGATTATACTGCTCAAGTTGATAGTCAAGGGGAAGCTCTTTTCGGAGATCTTGAAATTTATGAAGGAATTTTCGTAAAAAACACTTTTACTGTTGATGCATCTACTCCTAATCAGAGATTTATTCTTCCAAATGCAAATATTGACACTACAACAGTAAGAGTTAAGGTAAAAACTAACGTAACTGAACAATATAGCGTTTTTGAGAACGTTTTGAACGTTGATGCGAACTCAAGACTGTTTTTATTGCAAGAAATTTCCGATCAAAAGTATGAAGTTCGTTTTGGTGATGGAATTTTAGGTAAAAAACCAACTCCAGGGTCAATTATTGAAGTTTCTTACATTGTAAGTAACGGTAGAGAAGGAAATGGAGCTCAAAATTTCACTTTTTCGGGAATTTTGAAGGATAATAACGTAAATCCCATTACAACTGGAATTTCTCTTCTAACAACTATCTCTGCCGCTCAAAATGGTGATAATATTGAAGATTTAGACTCCATCAAATATCTGGCACCTCGTGTATACTCCTCACAGCTACGTGCCGTGACTGCCAGTGACTATAAAGGACTCATTCCATACATTTACACCAACGTAGACTCTGTAACCGCCTACGGGGGTGAAGAGTTGGATCCACCAGAATACGGAAAAGTCTTTATTTCCATTAAACCTAGGGGTGCGAATACACTTTCTCAACTTACGAAAGAAGAAATTGAAAGATCTTTAAAACAATACTCAATTGCTGGTATTAAACCAGAATTGATTGATCTCAAATATCTTTTTGTTGAATTTGATACCACTGTTTATTATAATAAGAACCAAACTTCTGATGTTTCTGAAATTAGAACAAAAGTACTTAATACATTGACTAATTACGCTTCTTCTAGCGATACTAATAACTTTGGTGGAAGAGTTAAGTATTCTAAGATCAATGCATTAGTAGATGATACGGACAGTGCAATTACTTCTAATATTACAAAAGTAAAAATGCGTAGAGATGTGTCTCCCGCATTTAATACGTTCTCAACATATGAAATTTGTTTTGGAAATAGAGTTTACGTTAAAAAAGATGGATATTCTATCAAATCTTCTGGATTTAAAATATCTGGAGTGAATGATACTCTTTATATGGGTGATATTGCAAATGATGATAGTTCTGGAAGAGTATTCTTCTTCAAACTAGTTAATAACAATCCATCTATTGTAAAAACTAACGCAGGAACAATTGATTACGTTAAAGGAGAAATTCTTCTTGATGTTGTAAATATAACATCTACTGCGTTAAATAATAATGTTATTGAAGTTCAGGCAATTCCTGAGTCGAATGATGTTATTGGATTGAAAGACTTATATCTCCAAATTGACGTTGGCAATTCTGTGGTAAATACAGTGGAGGATACTATTACCTCTGGCGAGAATACTGCTGCAACATTGTTTGTACCTACATCTAGTTACCTAAACGGAAAGTTCACAAGATAAAATGACAGAAAAGAGAGTTAGCATCAACGAGATTATCGAATCTCAGATTCCTGATTTCCTACTACAGGATTCTCCTACGTTTACTAGTTTTCTTAAACAATACTACAAGTCATTAGACTTCCAAGGTGGTGCGGCTGATCTTGCAACAAATTTAAAACAATATAAGAATATTGAAAAATTTAGTATTGATAATCTGATCCCCTATACTGGATTAGCTCAAGATATCAATGTTATTTCTGAAACAATATACGTAGCAAGTACTTTAGGTTGGCCAGATAAAAATGGTCTCATTAAAATTGACAATGAAATAATTCACTATAAATCAAAAACCGCTAATAGTTTCGAGGGGTGTTCTAGAGGTTTTAGTGCCATTGACTCGATCAAATCCGCGAGTGATAATGAATTCTTATCATTTAGAGTATCCTCTGCAGATTCTCATACTGCAGGTACACTGGTACATAACTTAAGTAATCTTTTTATAAGAGAGTTCTTCACCAAATTTAAAGCAGAGTTTTTACCTGGATTTGAAAATAGAAAATTTACTGACGGTGTAGATATTCAAAATATTTTAACCAGGGCTAAAGATTTTTATAGATCAAAAGGAACAGATCAATCATACAAAATTCTTTTCAAAGTTTTGTTTGGTCAAGATATTGAACTGATTAAACCCCAGGACTACATGATAGTTCCTTCTGATAATAACTATTTTATAACTAAAAATGTACTGGTAGAAAAAGTTTCTGGGGGAGATCCTCTTCTTATCAAAGGAGGAACTTTATTCCAAGAAGTTGCTGGTATTGGTACGGTATCATCATCAATTTACAATATTGAATATAGACCGATTGATGGTAAAGAGTTTTATGAAATTTCTCTAGACTCTGCAGACTTTTCTAATCTTTTCCAAGTATCTGGAAAAACCAGATTATTGGAAGATGTTCCCGCAGGATCCACCAGCATATTGGTTGACTCTACTTTGGGATTTTCTCAGTCTGGGAATGTACATATAAAACCAAAGAATTCAAATAATTATATTAATGTTTCTTATACTGATAAGACTACTAATCAATTTTTAGGTTGTTCTGGAATTACTAAAGAACTATCTTTTGCATCTCCTATTGTAGAAGATAAGTTTGCTTACAGTTACATTGGTTTTGGTCAAACATCAAAAGTTGATTTTTTATTGTCAAATATTGTAGATAGTGTAGATTTTTCTGAAACTACTAATCTAAAAGTAGGAGACAAAATATCTCTTTCTGGTTTTGGTAAAGATCTAAAAGACTTTAGTGAATTTAATACTTGGATTTATAACGTACCTACTAATCACACCCTTGATGCGGTAAATCAAGTAGATACAAATAAATTTAGAATTGATATACGAAATCTGGTAAATTTATATATTGGAGAACCAGTAAAATTATATGATAATGACAGAAATGTTTGTAATGGAACTGTTGTAGATATTATCTACCCAAGTTTAGATGAAAAAAGGAAATATGCTAAACAAGCAGTAATTCAAGTCACTTCTCAAGAATATAATCCTATTGACTCTACAACTCTCGCTAGAGTTGTGGTAAGAAGTAACCACTTTACTAATTTCTTCCAAGATATCTCCGATATTCCTGCAGGAATTCAAAATAGTTATGTTGATTTTAAAGAAGAGTTTTTCTATGTAACTTCAACTGGTTCTCCTAACTATGAAATTTTTGCTACTGATACAAAAACAGAGGTAAGTGTAAGTGGAGTTAATACTTCTAAAATTCTCGACTCTACAAATCATAGATTTTATGATGGGGAAAACGTATATTTTATTCCAACTGACGCACAAGCTGTTGGAGTAGATACTGGATTTTATTTTCTCAGTAGACGCAATAACGACTCCTTCTCACTTGCGTTCAGTAAGGCAGATTCTTTTGGCAATAAACATGTTGCCTTTACTCCAAATGGTGGCGTTGTTGGTAATATCTATCGTTCTTCTTATGAAAACAGAACGATTAAAAATCAAAAATTATTCAAAAAATTTGGACTTAAGAGAAGTAAATCATTCTTTGATGATAAAAATAGAAGATCTACTGAAAATAGACAAGTTGGACTTCTTGCAAATGGAGTAGAAATTCTTTCACCTACCCTTTTTGATGAAAATGTCTATCATGGACCAATTACCAGTATTGAAGTTACCAATTCTGGTAAAAATTATGATGTTATCAATCCACCAAAACTTGAAATAATAGATTCTCAAGGATCTGGTTGTAAAGGTATTGTAAACGTATCTGGATCTGTAGAGGAGATTAAAGTAGTTAAACCTGGTATTGGATATGCTACTAAACCAGATATTTCTATTACTGGTGGTAATGGAGTTGGTTGTGTTCTAGAGTCCAACTTAGTTAAATCTAGAACTATACTTAAATTTAAACCAAATCAACCAAATATTGATATCGCTGCCGATCTTATTTCTTTCGATGACGATCATAATCTTCAATTAGGCGAAGAAGTAATTTATAATTCAAACGGCAATACCTCTATAGGTGGATTAGTTTCTGATGCACACTACTATGTTGCAACACCAACCTCAAAGGTAGTAAAACTTCATAGTTCTCCCCAAGATGCAGTCGCTGGAATTAATACAGTCAATATTACTGCAATTAGTTCTGGTTCTCATGCAATTGAGACATTGACGGTAAAAAATACTATCAGCACAATTTACGTTAAAGAAAAGGGTAGTGGATATTCTAATAGAACTATTACTGTTCCATCTTTTTCAAGTTACGGAAGTATTTCTGGAATTAATACTTATGATTCATATATTGTTGCAAGAGGTCATGGTTTTGGTGAGGGTGATATTGTTCACTATTCGTCTACAGGAACCCCTATATCGGGGATGACGACAACTTCCGACTACTATATTCATGTAATTGATGCAAACCGTTTCAGAGTCTCTGTGGCGGGTACTATTACTCCGAATTCAAATTATGAAGAAGACAAATATATTAGATTTACAAATATCGGTGTAGGAACCCACGCATTTTTCTATCCTAAGATTACTATTCAAATTAAAACTACTTCTGAACAAGGGGATATTGAAATTGTAGAACCAGAACTTGAAGCAAAGATTCTTGGTTCAATTACTGATGTTTTTGTTGAGAATGGTGGTGTTTCATATGGATGTACAAGTCAGTTAAATTATCATAGAAGACCAGAAGTTAGAACTACAAAAATTAGTTCAAAAGCTATTATTGCTCCCATCATTGTTGATGGTAAAATTGTTGATGTAAAAATTATTAATAAAGGTCACGGATATCGATTAGACTCGGATATTATTGTAACTGGAGAGGGTGCGTTTGCTGATCTTATTCCTGTTGTTGAAGAAGGAAAAATTACAGCAGTTAATGTACTAAATGGTGGTGTAGGTTATGGTAAATCGAATACCGAACTTTCTGTAGAACCTAGAGGTAGAGAGGCTAAATTCTTAGCTAATGTCAAGAATTGGAAAGTTAATCAAGTTGAAAAACTAAAGAATTCTATTTCTGAAGAAGATGATGGATATTTTATTCCAAGTAGAAATGAAGATTTACAATTACAATTTGTCAACTTCTTTGCACCTAAAAAGTTAAGAAGACAACTTGGAGATAATTTTACAGAAAATAATACAGAATCTCCGAATACAAAAGTACACTCCCCGATTATTGGATTCGCTTATGATGGAAATCCCATCTATGGTCCATACGGTTATGAAAATATTACTGGAGGTGGAGTAAGAAAAATTGATCCAGGTTATGAAATTGATTTGGATTTGACTCCTGGTATCAGACCACCAGCTCCTGAATTTACTGCTGGATTTTTTATAGAAGACTACAAGTTTACTGGTTCTGGAGATCTTGATGAAAGTAATGGAAGATTCTGTAAGACGCCAGAATATCCAGATGGAATATATGCATACTTCACTTCAATCGTTACCGATAGTACTGGTAGATCAACTCCCACATATCCATATTTTATTGGTCCATATTTTTATGGACAACCTTTTGAAGAAAACTTCTTGCCTTCTATAAATCAGGATAAAGATTTAACAACATATGGACTAACCAGAAACGTTTCTCCATATTATATTTCATCCACAGATTCTGAATATCCACTTATCGATAAAATTAACGATAAGTATAAACAAGAGTTTAGAGTTTCTGAAATTAGAACCTCTGGTATTAGGGATACTTCTATCTTTGCTGCGGGTGATAATTATCAAGTTGGAGATACACTTGTAATTGAAAAAAGAGGTGATACTGGAAGTGGTGCGAATATTGCAGTCTCAAAGGTTAAAGGAAAAACCATTGATACTTTTAGTGTAAATGAAACTGTAGTAGAAGGAGTTGTATTCGATCTTAAGAAGAAAAATACAGTAACTGCAAGGTTGTCGGACCCACACAATATTCTTAATGGGGAGATTATCAATATCTCTGGAATATCCACTATAACTTCAGAACTTATTGAGGGCGATAGACCCGTTTTTGTAAAACAGAAGAAAACAAAACTGACTACAAGTATGACTGTTAGTCAGTCTGGAGTTACAACAACAATTTATGTAAATGATATTAGTGGATTCAAAGTCGATGATATGATCGGCATTGGAACAGAAGAATGTAGGATTATTAGAATTGATAGTGAAAACTCTGCCTTTGATATTAATAGAATTCAATATCCTGGAATTCATACAGCACGAGTTGATGATGTAACCCTTCTTCCAACAGCATTTGATTTTACTCTTACTAATGATGAAATACCAAGTGATTATGTATACACAAATGAGGTTACTTACTTCGATCCAAAAGTAACAGTTGGTACTGGAACTACTGGTGGAGTTAGAGAAGTTCTTGGTGTTGGAGGGACTATTGTTCAATATAGAACTGTACCTAGTCGTAGTATCTACATTCCAGGACATAAGTTCTTTACGGGACAAAAACTAACATATCATGTCGGTCTTGCTGGAACATCTCTGGTAATAAACAATGTTGGATCTGCTTCTTCTATTGTTCTTCAAGATGGCCAAGAAGTTTATGCTGTAAATCTCGGTAAAGATCATATTGGATTATCTACAATAGGATTTACCTCAACAACTGGAATTGGAACACAGTTAAGTTCTGCAGAATTTGTCAATTTTAATGATATATTCCCGACCATTGGTTACGCACACTCACTACGTACAACTTATTCAGATATTACTGGTTCTGTTGAAAGATATAGTGTAAACGTAGGCACTACAACTTCCCATGGATTGACTTCTGGGGATAGAATTACCTTATCTATCAATAATAGAGAAACAGAATCTATAAAAATTCTTTATAATCCTATTATAAGAAAACTTACAACAGGATCAATTAGTTTTGCTGCAGCTGCAGTCAATGTCGATGATAATACTATCAACTTACCTGGAGAAGATTTAAAGTCTGGTGATAAAGTTGTGTATTATGCAACTACTTCGGCTTCTGGCCTAGTAAATGATACTTGTTACTATGTACTGAAAGAAGATCGTGATAAAATTAAATTATGTCAATATAAGACTGATGTTGAAAAAGGAATTTCCGTAGACATTGACGGTACTGGGGGTGCGGTACAAAATCTTTATAAGGTTAATCCTGCAATTAGAGCTATCAAAAATGATACCATAACCTTTGATGTTTCTGATCCTAGTGTTTCTGAAATGGCACTAGAATTTTATGAAGATCCTGATTTTACCAGAAGAATTGAACTGATTGGTTCAGAAGAACTTGGTTTTGCTATTAACAGAACTGGAACACCTGGAACAGCTGATGCTAAGGTTGAGATACAAACAACTTTTGAAGATGTACCAAGAACTTTATTCTATACACTAGTTCCAAAGGGACCTATTGATGAAAGAAAGAATCAAATATCTAGAGATGAATCTGTTTTTGGTGCAAATAAATTAGAAATTTATCCACACTCGCTAAACACAGATTACATTATTACTAGAAGTTCTGATACCTCATATATTTTCAATCTTCTCAGAAGACCAAATCAATCTGAGAAAGACGCTTACAATAGTTCAAATTCCACAGTAACTTATACAACCACATCTAAAACAGCTGATGGACCAATTGATAAACTCAGAATTAACTTTGCGGGTATAGGATATGACAGAATTCCTACAATATCAAAAATAAAAACTAAGAAAGGCAAAAATGCCAATATTAAGTTAATTTCTGATGGAATTGGTAAAGTTGAAAAATATGAAAGAGTTAAGGATGGATTTGATTATCCAACAGATCCAACATTATCACCAGAACTGAGTACTCCTGCAGTTGTTGGTATTAAAGATATTAAGACTATTGACTATATTGGTATTACTACTGGTGGTCGTGGATATAATCAACTACCAACTCTCGTAGTACCACAAAATACAAGTATCAAACTTATTCCACATCTCCAAGGTGGTTCTGTAGTTAAGGTAGATGTTGCAGAAAATGCAATTGATTTTAGTGAACCTTTGGATATTGTTACTATTCACCATTCTCAAGGATTTGATATTGACTTTATAACCATCAGTGGAAATTCTATTACTTTAGAACTTTCCAATGCAGACATTTTGACATCTGGAATTACAACAGTATTCCCATTTGCTCCTGGAGATGAAATTTATGTTGAAGGATGTAGATTGACCAATGATACAGATCACTTGGCAAACTATAATTCAGATGCTTACGGTTATAAGTTCTTCAAAGTAACTGGTATCAGTACAACAAATAATACTGTTACTTACGATATGACTGGTATTTCTACCGGCACATTTGGAACATATAGTGATGACATTACACTTGGTTATGTAGTCAATAAGAAGGTAGTGCCACAATTTGAAATGGTACTTAAAGATGATGTCAAGTACTTATCCAATGAAAAGGTATCTGCAAATACGTATACCGCTAGAGTTATGGAAGATGGTTGGGATAATGATCTCAACCAACTTAGACTCATCGATTCCTTTGGTAATCTGCGTGTTGGTGATAAACTTTCGGGAGAGAGTTCAAAAGTTATCGGTACTGTTGAATATAGAAGTATATTTACTCTCAAATCCACTTTAGGTATTTCTAGAGATAAGGTTGGAACTTACGATAATTCTGTTGGTATTTTAAATGATTTCCAACAGAGAATCTCTGATAACTTCTACTATCAAAAATTTGCATATTCTATCAAGAGTAATCTTAGTTATGATAAGTGGAAAGAACCAGTTAGATCTCTTGTTCACCCATCTGGATTCAAAGAGTTCTCAGATTATGAATTAATTACAGAACCAACTTCGGCTGAAGTTGTTGCAGGTATTGCAAAGTCGGAAAATCTAAAACCAATTGTAGCTGATAATAGTTCCAGTCTTTTAGTCAATATTGATACTGTAACTTCAGTAAATGAAGAAATTAACTTTAATATGGTTTATGAGGAAGATAGACTTCCTGATGGTTCTGTTCAAAAAGTCTTCATGGATGGTGGCATTCCATTGAAGAGTTACATTCTTAGCAAAACCAATAAGGTCATTAAAATTGACGATATTTCAGATCAGTTTGATGGATCTTCAAAACAAGAATTGAGGGGTAGATATGCAGATGCTTCTGATTTACTAGATCTCAATAGGCAGTTTATTATTGATGAAGTTCATGCTAAGACTTTATATAATTATACTGGACTCACTACTGATGTAAATTATGATGAAACTGAGTTTAAATCAAAAACTGGAAGAGTTTTAGATGCGGTTTCTCATGATTTAAAATACAATTCTAATAATGAAACTGTAGGTATTGCATTTACTTATTGGAATGCTGGATCTTTTGTTGGTGTTAATACTGTAGAAACAGTTTATGGTTACAATTACATGAGATTCCTCGGCCAATATGTAATTAATAATCAAACGCCACCAACTTATTATCAATCAGGAACATCACAATTATTTAATTTCAGTGTTTCTCAGGATTATGCAAATGATTATTTTGTATTGAATCATGATACTAGAGATTTAATTGTTAATAATAAAGATGAGATTCTTGATAAGTCCTTAGCATCAATTGCAATTCCATATCCAACATTTATCTTCCCAGGAAGTACTAATGATGAAGAACAAAATAGATATGCAATTGGTTATAAACTGATCAAAGAAAATGAAAATGAAATTGTAAATCTCGCATATAGTCAAACTGTTGCTACTTATTCTGGTATTGGAACACTAGAGAATCATGCAAGAAAACAAGTTCGTCATTTTGTAGATGCAGTTGCTACGGACTTGTTTACTGGTGGAAATCGTTATACAAGAAGAGAAACTGAAAGATACTTTGATGGTCCATATCCAGATCAAACTGAACTAGTTGGTGGAGCTGCTGAAACTATTTTCTTATTAGATCAAGCTAAGACACAAATGCGAATAGCTGTCAGGAATGGTCTTGGAGTAACTTATGCAGCTAGTTTGGGACCATCACAATATGGCGGTGCTGGTGGAGATGTTCCAAACACTAGTAATAATGCTTGTCAGGATGTACAAAATACCATTATTACATTATCTGCAATTGTTACGGGACCTGTTGGTCTGGCAACTATCAATAACTTAGTAATTCTCAACCCTGGTACTTATACCGCAGGTGCTCAGAAGTGTTATCGAGATCTTAAGTATATCGTTGATGGTGTTGCTCAAGATATTGCATATGACACTAACCAACATACCGTAAGAAACACTAAGTTCTACTTTGATGCACAAGGTAATCAGAAAACTGACGGTCTTGTATATGAAGAAGCCGAATCTATCCATGTGTTTAGAACTGCCATGGATTATATGAAGAAGGCAGTTAGAAATGAATTGTATTATACTGATGATACTTTAGTACCATTATCGGAATCTGCTGTTGGTGTCGGTTCCAGTGCGTATACTGCAACTATTCAAACTGATATTGAGAATCTTGTTGGAATCTTAACCGTTGCAATTGGAAATAGTAGTCTTTCTCAAATTCCTACTGTTGGATTTGGAACTGGTGATTGTGCAGATGTTAGATTCGCTCTTCGGAACTATGTCGGTATTGTAACTAATATCATCGGTATTGGTACAGATCAGGCTCCTGGAATTACGACATATCCATCATTAACAAAAGGTGGAATTATTGTTGGACTTTCCACGTTTAAGTTGACTTCTGGTGGTACACCGTTGTTTAAGAGAGTATTTGATTCTTCAGATACAAACATAATCGATGTTATTAGTGATAAATTTACTTTAAATAACCACAACTTCCAAACTGCACAAGAACTAATTTATGATCCTCTGGGAGGAACTCGAATTGGTATAGCGACAACTTCTTACACAACAGGGCCAAAAGATATTCTTATGGAGATGAATCTCCCTAAAGGCACTGCAGTTAGAAATAACGGTTTGGGTCAACCTATTGATCCTATTACTGGTGTTGCAACTGTTATGGTTCCTGCTCCTGGGACAAATGTTACCAAATATTATAATGATGTTACTGGCACTGGTAATACTAACGGAGTCAATTGTGTATTAGATATTATTCAGGTTTTTGGTTCGGATACTAATGGTGTTGCAATTTCTACAGTTGCATCTCTTGTTACTGGTGGTTCTCAGTTTGGTGTTGGAGAAACGGTTACTATTTCTGGAGACCAGTTAGATGGAACATCTCCAGCAAATGACTTAACTTTCACTGTTACTGCAGTTGGTCCAACTAGAATCCAAGGAGAAGCGAATAATACTTATTCCGATATTTCTGGAACTTCAACAGTTGGAACTGGAGCCTCATTTACTATTTCTAGAAATAATACTGGAGAAATACTTGAAGTAGTTGCTTCAAAAGGTGGTTCTGGATATGCAACTACTTCGGTTATTACTATTGCAGGTACATCATTGGGTGGTTCATCTCCAAACGATGATATTACCGTTACTCCTTTGGTTCTTGGATCTAACGTTCTTCCCGATAAGGTATTTGTATATAAAGAAAGTGAATCCGAGATTAAGTTGTCTGGATTTAGTACTTCCGTATTTTTCAATCTAATTAGTCCTGGTGGAGGAAATGCATCTCTAACACTTGTTGACCCCAATCCATCTACAAGTATTGCAATTGATGGAATCGTTCAAAATCAATTAAGAAGAAAGAATTTGCAATTAACTTTGGGTGAGTCAGTTGGAATCAATACAACAACTCTTCAAATTTCTTCTGGTATTAACTCTGTGGTGAATGGTGATATCATTAATATAGATGATGAATATATTTTAATTAAGAGTGTTGGTGTTATTGATGATGATGTCATTGAGATTGAAAGAGAGTACCTTGGTACAACAGGTGCAGCACACACTATTGGTGCTGGAGCTACGGTACTGAGTGGTGATTACAATATTGTAGGAGATACACTATTCTTCACCACGCCACCCTACGGCAAACAGGGTCCAGTTGGTCTTGAGACTGGTTCTACTTTTAATGGCAGAGCGTTTAGTAGAAGAATGAATCCAAACTTCCCTGAAGATAAGAATGTCGTTTTTGATGATATTTCTTTGTCGTTTACTGGTATCGCAGCAACTGAATTTACACTCAAAGTTAATGGTGAAACTACTACGACGGCATTTAATGATGTAAACAAGGGAACCGATATTAGCAACAATCCATTTATATTCATTAATAATGTTTTCCAGAGACCTAAAAAAGATTTTACTATTGATGGATCTACTGAAAATAAACTAAAGTTCCTATCTGGTACTCCCAATGCAGGTAGAATTTCTAGAGTTGCAATAACTACTGGACTCGGTTACATGGTTCCTGTTGGAGCTGCAGGTAGTATTCAGGTTGATGCAAATGGAGGAATCAGTACAATTACTGTAGAAGGTTCGGGTGCGGGATATCAATTCCCTCCCGCTGTAAGTATCGCGTCTTCACTTGGTTATGGGGCAACAATCACTGCTAATTTGGGAGCCGGTGGTACAATCACACACTTTACATTAACTGGTATTGGTACTGATTATACAAACAACGCTCAAGTATTAATCACAAGTCCTACTGGTTATTCTAACGTTGATCTACATTATGCTGGAGTTAGTACAGGTGTTGGTATTGATGCAACCGCAAAAGTCACTATTGGTGTTGGTTCTAGTATTATTGATTTCCAAATTGATGATCATGGAAGAGGTTATAAAGTTGGTGACAAACTCAAAGTTCCCAATTTGATTATCGATCCTAATGCTGGAACATTTGAAGAATTCCAAATTGAAGTTAAAGAGGTAGAAACTGACAAATTTGCAGGATTCTATCCTGGACAGTTTATTCTGTTCGATGACTTCTCTTCACAATTCAATGGATTTAGAAAGAAATTTACTCTAACAATAACAGAAAATGGAGTTACTGATATACGTAGTCTAAGAACTTTAGACGGTTCCGATCTATTAATTGAAAACAATTTATTCATCTATATCAACGATATTCTCCAAGAACCACAAAAGTCATATACTTTTAGAGGATCTAGAGTTATCTTTACTGAGGCACCAAAACCAAATTCTACATGTTCAGTATATTTCTTCCGAGGATCAAGTGCTGATGTTGAAACTGTTATTCCTCCAAAGACTATAAAAGAGGGTGATGCTGTAGTAATCAAGGAAAATAGGCAAGATCCTATCGATAGAGATCAATTTGAAAGAATTGTTAAGAGAATTAATGCATCTGATGAATTTGACACTTTCTCATACGCGAGTATTGGTATTGATACAAATCCATCTAAGATTAGACCTCTAACTTGGAGAAAACAGGAAAATGATAGAATAATTAATGGTAATGTTATATCTAAATCTAGACCAGGACTTTCTGGTAGGATTCATCCTTTTGCCAGAATAATCAATAATGTTAATGTTGGTGATGATCACATTTATGTGGATAACGCATTCCCAATCTTTACTGAAGTTGATACTTTAAGTGAAGACGATAGAGATGTCTTTATTGTTGAGGATAGAGACACTACTGTTGCAATTGCAACTGCTGTTGTTTCTAGCGCTTCGACGGTATCGTCTATTGTTATCTCTGGAGGTGGTGTGGGTTATGCATATACAAATAGTCCAGTAATTACTATTTCTTCTTCATCAATTGAAAGTAAAGATCCCATTAATGACTGGAAAGGAACCGTGGGTATAGGTTCCACAACCATAACATTCTTAGATATTGAAAAGGGCAATGTTTCTATTTCCGTAGGTAATAGTTCTAGATATGCATTTAGTGGTGGATCTGAAGTTTGGTTTGATGGTAGTATTGGTTATGGCGGAACAATTGTCTTTAATTCTGTCGCAGTTGGAGGAACTAACATTTACTTAACTGTAGGTCAATATGGATATATCAATAGAACTATTGGATATGGTCAAACTATTGATACTTCATGGGTTGAGTGTAATCTTCTTGAGGAAAGAATTGAACCTGCTACTGGACAAATTGATATTGAATTTAGTAATTATGGTCAAGCTGGACAAGCATTCAAGGATGCTGTTTATTCATCAACCTTAGACTCTTGGGCCGTTGTTGGAACTGCAGGATCGATTTTCTCTGCGGTTGGTTTAGGATCCACTTCATTCAGAAGCAGATTCTCTAATACCACCCAAGATATTAATAGCGTAGTTACTTCTAGAGAGGGATTTGTCGCTGTAGGTAATAATGGAACTGTCCTCAAGAGTGTGAATGGTATTATTTGGGAAAGAAAGCAGATCACTGCACAAAACTTGAATAAGGTCATATATCATGGATCTACCTATGTGATTGTGGGATCAAATGGAACGGTATTGAGAGGTACTTCATATACTAATATTGCAGAAGTTACAAATAATCTGACAACAGAGATTATCTCTATTCAGTATGATGAATTGTACGTTGCAATTGATGTTAATGGTGATATATTCTACTCTTCAGATCTTGAGTTCTGGAACAAGAAAGAAATCAATGTATTTGGATCTGATGTACCAAAAGATTTATTATTTGTTCCTGAATATGGTAATGATGGAAGATATATTGTAGTTGGTTCAGGTTCTACAATTATGTTCTCTGATCAAGAGATCAATAGAGCAACTGCAGAAACATCTCAGACTAATGGAATTGTAACTTCTATTTCTATCACTAATGGTGGATTTGGTTACTCTCAAGACAATCCACCTTCCGTATTAATTGAGAGTCCTATTATCAAGAGGGAGAAACTTTCTTCTATTAAGGCAAAAGGTGATTTTGGTACAATTATTGGAATTAATACCTTTAGTTCTGGAACTACTGGAATTGGTACTACTACACCTAAGATTGACTTTGTTCTTAAATCTGAAAATTATGATAATTCTAATCTTGGAATAGGTTATTCTTCATTAAATACTTTTGGTATTTCTGCAAGTCAACTTGAGAAAGGTGATTTCTTTATCATTCATGGTAGTAACGTATCTATCGGTGCCGCACTAACTGGAATTACAACATTTAGTGGACTTAATGGAATGGCCAATTATCCAAATTCTAAAGTTGGCACTGCTACGAGTTTCATCGATGGAGTATACAGAGTTGAAAGTGTAACAACAGCAAACTCTGGTATCGTAACAGTTACTTGTAATTTTGCACCTAATGATTACAACGTTGCAGGCGCTTCTCTCAAGGTATACAGAAGAGGTGCGGATGTAAGTGGAGTCAATACTAATCAGTTCTATGGTTATTATTCATGGGGTAAGATTTATGATTTCAGGAATAGAATTTTTGGAAATCCACAAGAGTTTACCGTTGAACGTGACAATGGAATCGTTGGAATTGATACGTCAGCGAAGATCTATAGAACTAGGTCAATTTAATTCAATAAATACTAAGAAGGAAAACCCCTGTTTGTTCTAAAATGCCTGCAATTATATCGGATCAATTCAGAATTCTCAACGCCGAGAACTTCGTAAAGAACATTACCGGCGTTGCGAATACTACTGATAAGTATTATACGTTCATTGGTATGCCTAATGCCTTAGAACCGACGGCAGGGGGTGCTGCAGATTGGACTACCAACACTCCCTCTCCCTTGGATGGGTTTAAGGAAGAAAGTGAAATAAAACAATCTATCATTGCGATGAAACAAATTACGTCTCAAGACGTAAGAAGATTGGTTAGAAAGGTAGAATGGGTTTCTGGTACTACCTACGAAATGTATAGACATGATTATACGGTTTATAATCGAACACCAGTAAACCAATCAACTTCTTTATATCAGTCAAATTATTATGTTATAAATGATGATCTAAGAGTTTATATTTGTTTACAAAATGGAACAGATCCAGAAAACCCTTCTGGAAAACCATCGTTTGACCAACCAGACTTTATTGACTTGGAACCAAGGGCTGCAGGAACCTCTGGTGATGGTTATGTTTGGAAATATCTTTATACTATTAAACCTTCTGAGATTGTAAAATTCGATTCTATTGAATATATTCCAGTACCAGAAAATTGGGGAACTTCTGGAGAAAGCATTTCTACTAAAAGTAATGCTATTGCAGGAAAAGTAGAAACTATTCTTATTGAAGATAGGGGATCTAACTATCAACCAATTTCAACATCATTCTCGAATGTTCCTATTTTAGGTGATGGTAGTGGAGGTAAAGCAACTATTACTATCGATTCTTTCGGTAAGGTATCAGAGGTATTTGTAACTGACGGAGGTAAAGATTACACTTACGGAACTATTCAGTTTTATCCAGGTGCTCCAGAAACAGATAGTGGAGAGGCTCTGGGTAATTTAGCAAATACAGGAATTGGAACAACTTCATTTGCATCATTTAATGTTGTTATGCCACCCAAAGGTGGTCATGGTTTTGATATTTACAGAGAATTGGGTGCATACAGAGTTCTTTTATTCTCAAGATTTGAAACTATTGAAACAAATCCAGATATTATTTTAGGTAATGATTTTGCAAGAGTTGGTATTTTGAAAAATCCAACTATATTCGGAAGTGATAGTGAAATATTAAGTCAGAATATGGTAAGTGGATTGGGAGCTCTCAAATTGTCTGGGGTAACTACTGCAACAACATATGCAGTTGACTCTGTAATCAAACAAACTGTTGGTTTAGGATCCACTGCAATTGGATATGTTGCATCTTGGGATAAAACTACAGGAGTATTAAAATACTATCAACCAACTGGACTTGCTTCTAGTGAATCTGGATTTAAGATTATCCCATTCACTGCATCACCTGACACTGGATATGGAGTTACCATCAATTGTTCATCAATTGTTGGACCAGCATTATCCATTGATACTGCATTTCAAGGTGTAACTACATCAATAAATAATAAGATATACCAATTAGGTCTAGACTTTGTAGCTGGTATTGGATCTGAGGAATTTAATAGGAAGTCTGGTGAACTAATCTACATAGATAATAGGGCCCCGATCCCTAGATCCGCTAGCCAAAAAGAAGATATCAAAGTTGTACTGGAGTTCTAAATCAACATGGCACAGAATATCAATTTAAACGCTTCTCCATACTTCGACGATTTTGATTCGTCAAGTAATTATCAGAGGGTTTTATTCAAGCCAGGAACTCCTATTCAGGCAAGAGAACTTACTACCCTACAGTCAATTCTACAAAATCAAGTAGAACAGTTCGGTAAACACTTTTTTAAAGAAGGATCCGTTGTAATTCCTGGTCAAATTGCATATGATCCAGATTATTTCTACGTTCAGATTGATGCTAATCACTTGGGAGTTCCAGTAGAAATTTACTTAGAATCTTTGATTGGTCAAACAATTAGAGGACAAGTTAGTGGCGTCAAGGCTAAAGTTGTAGATTATATCACATCTTCTACTTCCGAAAGAGGAAATCCTACTCTTTATGTGAAATATCAAAGTGGTAGTGAAAATGATGAAGGTGCTAATGGAAATCAAAAAACCATATTTGATGGTGGTGAAAACCTCGTTGTCACTAAAGATGTAAAATATTCATTATCTACAATTAGATCCGAGTCTACTTTTGCTACCACTCTCCTTACAGATGCAGTTGGCGAAGGTTCGGTTGCAAAAATTGCAGATGGTGTCTATTTCATTAGAGGATTTTTTGTAAATGTTCCTGCCCAGAAAGTGATTCTTGATCAGTATAGTGATACTCCATCATATAGAGTTGGACTCTTTATCAATGAAAATATTACTGTTGCTTCAAATGAAAATCCAGATTTATTTGATAATGCAAGAGGATTTTCAAACTTTGCAGCACCAGGTGCAGATAGACTAAAAATAACTACAACTTTAATTAAAAAAAGTTTAGATGATCTTAATGATGAAGATTTTATTGAATTACTCAGGATTGAAGATGGAATAGTTCAAAAATTTGTAAAAGATAGTGCTTATAATATCATTAATGATGAACTTGCAAGAAGAACATATGATGAGTCTGGTCATTACTATGTAACTCCCTTTAAAATAGAAGTAAAAGAGTCTTTGAATGATCAGGTTGGTAATGATGGTGTCTATTTACCATTCCAACAAACTCAATCTGGAATTGTACCTTCTGACGATTTTCTTTCCTTACAGATTTCTCCAGGAAAAGCATATGTTAGAGGATATGAAATTGAAACTATTAGTACAACATCTGTAGATGTCCCTAAAGCAAGAACTACTGAACTAAAAGAAAATTCAAGTGTTCCATTTACTTTGGGTAGACAATTTGAACTTAATAACCTCCATGGTTCACTTCCAGTAGGATTTTCGACCGCAACTGTTAAATTACATGCAGATAGAACTGTAACTGGTGGTTCTGCGTCTGGTCTCGAAATAGGTGTTGCAAGAGTTTATGATTTAAAACTGAAAAATGCCGAATATCAAGATAATTCTACGACATTTGTAACCCATTTGTATGATGTTCAGACATACAATTACATAAATTTAAATTCTAGTATTAGTTTAAGTTTACCAGCATACATTGAGGGTAAAAATAGTAGTGCTCACGGATACCTAGTAAATGCTGTAGATAATAGTAACCAAGTCATACTATATCAAGTTTCTGGAACTTTTATCAAAAACGAACAAATTAAGATCAATGGTGTAGATAACTCTAGAACTATTGAAGATGTTCGCGATTATAGTATGAATGACGTGAAACAATTATATTCTAGTTCCGCATCATTTACAGCAGATCTTAAACTCGATAGAGGTATTTCTTTAGCAGCTCAAGGAGATGAATTTAGTATTACTTCTGGTGGTGTAGTCAAGTCTCCAAATCAAACATTTCTTGTAGGTATTCAAACTGGAGATGTTATTGCATATGCGAAAGAAGGCGATACAGTACCTACTTTCAATAGAGTAACTAATGTTAATGCAACTGCAAAAACTATCACGGTAGAAGCTACTACATCAATTACCGATGTTTCTGTGGGAACTTTGCCTGCCTCTACTATTAGTGTAAGTAATGTTCTGAAATTGACTCCTCAAGAGTTTGGACTAAACGAAGCATTTCTCTATGCACCTCTTGAAGAAACAAATGTATCTGATACTAATATTTCAGAATCTAATATTGTTGTGAGAAAGGCATATGATGTTACTATTGCATCTGGTGGTTTGAATCAAACTTTGGAAACAGATGTTACCCTAACTCTAGAACCATTTGATGAGGAAGATTATAACCTTACATTTACTGGAAATGGTAATGTTGAAACATTAAACAATAGAAAATTAACAGTAAGTGGTAGAACAATCACACTTCAAGATATTAGTGAAAACGGTTCAGCGAGACTTACTGTAACATTTAAGAAAAAAGATCTTACAACAAAGAGTAAAGTTTATAATAGAAATGCTTCTCTTATTGTTAATCTTTCTTCTCAGACTGCTTCTGGTACTGCATCTACTTCGATTCAAGATGGATTGACATATGGTCCAATTTATGGAACAAGAGTTCAAGATAAACAAATTTGTTTAAATGTTCCTGATGTTCAAGAAGTTCTTGCCATATTTGAGTCAAATGACACCAATGATCCAGAACTTCCTAAACTAACTCTAACAAACTTTAATGCAAATGTACTTAACAGCATTAAAGGAGAATATATTAGGGGTGAGACTAGTGGAGCCGTTGGATCTTTAGTATCAAGTAATTCTACAAATGAAGTTGAGTTTGTATACTTAAACGAACAAACCTTCCAAGCTGATGAAAAAGTAACATTTGCAGAATCACAAATTACTGCAAATATTTTCTCTATTTCAGTTGGTGATAGAGATATTGTGGCCAACTTTGAGTTGGATCCGAATCAAAAACCAGAATTTGCAGATTATTCTTATCTACTAAGAAGAAGTGATACAAATGCACCTACGAGAAAGATTAAAGTAATCTTCAATCACTACGTTTTAAACGCTGATGACCCAGGTGATTTTGTAACTGTAGACTCATATGAGAAACAAAGATATAAGTCAGATATTCCTTTAATTGAAGGTATTGGGTGTAGTGATATTATTGATGTAAGACCAAGAGTAGTGCCTTTTGATGTATCCAGTGCGACTAGATCTCCATTTGAATATAACGCAAGAGCATTTGACAAAACTACCAACTCTTCTCCTTTCAATTTAGTAAGTGATAAAGCAATCAATTTAGATTATAACTTCTATGTCGGTAGAATTGACAGACTTTATTTAAATAAAGATGGTGAATTTTTCCTCGCAGAAGGTGTTGCTTCTAAGACACCAAAAGAACCACAGGTAGTGGACACATCTTTGGATGTTGGTACTATTGATATTCCACCATATACATACAAAGTTGATGATGTTGAAGTCGTTCTAACTCCTCATAAGAGATATAGAATGGTTGATATTGCTCAACTAGAAGATAGATTGACAAGTGTAGAAAATTACACTGCATTATCTTTACTTGAAACTGAGACTAAAAACCTTACTATTAGGGACTCTCAGACAGGTCTGGATAGATTTAAGTCTGGTTTCTTTGTTGATAATTTTAGATCTGTATTTGGTGGAGGAATAGGAGATCAATCTTACAAGTGTGCAGTTGATACTGAAAATGGTCACCTAAGACCAACTCACTACACTACTGCATTTGATTTACTTCTTGGTTCTGAAGCAGTTATTGGTGCTTCTAATGTTGCAGATCCTTCAGCGGATCTTAGATTTGTGAAAGATCTCGGAACTCCAAATACTATCAAAAAAGGTGATGTAATTTGTTTGAATTTTGAAGACACTGTATATTTCTCTAACAAATTTGCAACCAGATCGGAAAATGTAAATCCATTCCACGTTGTAAACTGGATTGGTGCTATTGAATTGAATCCTGGAACTGATACATGGATTGAAACTAGGAAAACTAGCAGAACTGCCGATATTGAAGGTAGTTATTCAGCAGCTCTAGGAATTACTGGCGCTGATAGTAATACTGGAATTTCTCCTGTAGAATGGGGTTCTTGGGAAACTACTTGGAGAGGAACTCAAGTTACTGGTAGAAGTACAAGAGTTAGAAGAGGTAGAGTAAGAGTAAGAAGAACTGTCCGCACTGGACCAAGAAGACGTAGAGGAAGACTAAGGACTACCACTACCACTAGAAGGAGAAGAATAGTAAGAACAACAAGTACAACTACTCTAACCACAACAAGACAACAGAGATCTGGAACTCAGTTCCGTGTTAGAGAGAGATTTGATACTACAAATCTGGGAGATAGAGTAGTTTCTACCGAAGTTGTTCATACAATGAGAAGTAGAAATATTGAATTTATCGCTAGAAGAATGAAACCCAATGGTAGAGTTTATCCCTTCTTCGATAATGTTGATATGTCGAAGTATATTATTCCTAAACTCGTGGAAATCGAGATGGTTAATGGAACTTTCCAAGTTGGTGAAACTATTATTGGAAATAGAGGTGCAGCCTCTATTAGAGTGAGAGCTGCAAAAGCAGACCACAAGTACGGTCCTTATAATAGTCCATCTCAAACCTATAAACAAAATCCATATAAATCTGGAGAGGTTCTACCACAGGCATACTCTACAACATCAACTATCCTTAATATTGATACAGCTGGATTAGAACTTCAGTCTGCATCTGGATATTTTGGATATATTGTTGAAGGAATGCAATTGGTTGGACAATCTAGTGGTGCTGTTGCAACAGTAAAGACTATTAGATTGAAAGCAGATAATTCTGGTACTATTATTGGTTCTTTATATCTACCAGACCCAACATTACCATCAACACCTTCATTCAATACTGGAACGAAAACTTTTGCACTTACTTCCAGTAAAACTAAGTCAACCATTGTTGGCACTAAAGATAGTGAAGCTGAAACAACTTACACTGCAACTGGAACTCTACAAAATGTAGAGAACCTTACTCTTAGAATGAGAAATGCAGATGTTGAAAGAAATACTGTTTCTGGATCCAGAACACTAACCAGTTCACGAACCAGAACCAGATCTAGAACAAGTTTCAGAAGTAGAACAACTAGACAGAGGAGGTGGGTTGATCCACTTGCACAATCTTTTGAAGTTCCAGATGAAAATGGAATCTTTATTTCTAAGGTAGATTTCTTCTTTAGAACAATTGATTCGACTGGACTACCAGTTACATGTCAAATTAGAACAATGCAAACTGGTTTACCAACTCAAACAATTGTTCCATTTGGCGAAATTGTTCTAACACCAGATCAGGTTAGTGTTTCCGATGATGCGACTGTACCAACTACCTTTGAATTCCCATCACCAGTATATCTTGCACCTAATCAGGCATATTGTTTCGTTCTCCTTTCTGCTTCAAACGAATATAATGTTTGGATTTCTAGAATGGGTGAAAGAGATGTTTCTACTTTAGATAAAGCAGAATCTGAACAAATTATTGTTTCGCAACAACCATTACTTGGTTCATTGTTCAAATCTCAGAATGGTGCAACATGGGATCCTGCACAATATGAAGATCTCAAATTGACTGCATATAGAGCAGAATTTTTTGATGGTTCTTCAACCGCTAGGTTCTATAATCCAGATTTGGATATTGGTAATAATCAAATTGCAACCCTAGATGTTAACCCTCTAGAAACAACTTCTAAATCCATAGTGGTTGGTATTGCTAAGAGTCTGTCTACAACAGAAATAGGTAATTTAACACCAGGTGTGAAAATTTTACAACAATCAAACAATGGATTCTCTGGAAATTTGAGAAGTTTAGTAGGTGCTATAGGTATTGGTAGTGATCTTGTAATTACTAATGCGGGAACAGCATTCACTTCAAATTCTACAACATATAGTAATGTAGATCTAATTTCTTTGACTGGAAGAGGAAAGGGCGGAAAAGCAACAGTAACCGTTAGTGGTGGTGTTGCAGTTGCCGCAACAGTTTCTGTGGGTGGTACTGGTTATGCATATGGAGATTCCTTAACTGTAGATTATGCAGATACTGACAACTTTGGTAATAACTTAATCCTTTCTATTCCAAATACCGTTGGTGTTATTTCCGCATTCAATTCTTTAATTATTGATAGAGTTCAGGGTGATATTGCAGTTGATGGATCCTCAACCCTTTTCTATGTTGGTTCTAGTGGAACTGCAAATATCGCAGGTGCATCCAATGTTAAATTTGCAGAAACCCTGAGTGATGGATTACATCTTAAGGTTAGACATCAAAATCATGGCATGTATGCTGTCAATAATCTGGTTAAATTAACTGGAATTCAACCAGATCAAAAACCACAAAAGATCAGTGCAAAGTATGAATCATCTTCTACAGATAATCTAACTGTAACAAGTGTTGGAATCTTTACCAGTTTTGAAAATGTGCCGGTTTCTACTGTAAATCCAGGTTATATTATTATCGACGATGAAATCATTAAGTATACGGGCGTAAACACTGCAGCAAGTTCTCTTACTGGAATTAGTAGAGCTCAAGATAGTACAATTGCGGAACGTCATAAGATAAATGAACCAGTATTCAAATATGAAATGAATGGTGTTTCATTGAGAAGAATTAATAGAACTCATGACTTCTCAGACGTTAATCACTCACTATATCCAATCGATACTGATTCATATCATATCAAGATTGATGCCGCGGATATAAATTATGGAACAGACAGAACTACTGGAAATGCCAACTCTTTCCCAGTGTTGCACTTCAGTGAGGACAAAAAATGTGGATCTTATGATCAGCTAACACTTAAAAACTCTACAAGAACTGCACATGCTACCCAAAACATAACATATAGTGCATTAACACCAAATCTACAAACTGCAATTCCAGAAGGAACAAGCATATCCGCGAAAGTCAGAAGTTTCTCAGGAAGTTCTCCTGGAAATCTTGCACAAATTTCTTTCCAAGATCAAGGATTTGAAGATATTAGTCTTGAAAGTACTAATTTCTTTGAAACTCCAAGAATCGTATGTTCTAAAGTAAATGAAGATGAATTCTTACAGGATTTCCCTGGAAGAAAGTCTTTCACTATTGAAGTAACTTTATCAACTAGTGATACTAAGGTATCACCAATGATTGACCTTGATAGAACCAATGCAATCTTTACTGGAAATAGAATTAACTCTAAGATTACTGATTTTGCTACTGATGGTAGGGTGAATTCTGTTGATGAAGATCCTTCAGTGGCAACATATGTTACAAAAATCATCAAACTCGAAAGAGGTGCAGATAACTTAAGAGTATTCTTTGACGCATACAGACATTCCAGTAATGATATTAGAGTACTGTATAGACTATTCAGAACCGATACTGATGAATCTAACCAGTCATATGAACTATTCCCTGGATATAAGAATCTAAATGCTAGTGGTGATGTTGTTGATCCTGCTAAGAATGATGGTTTACCTGATAAAATAGTTGATTTCTCAAATACGGATGATGATTTCAGAAGTTATGAGTACACAGCTAAGAATTTGGCATTATTCAATGGATTCCAGGTTAAAATTATTATGACTGGAACAAATATTGCGAAAGTGCCTCTGATTAGAGATCTGAGAGTTATTGCAACTGCTTGATATGAAAAAAATTCCAGTAAAGGATCAACCAGGTTTATACCGTGATGAAAAAAGCGGAGCAATATTAAATTGCTCCGATATTGAATATAATAATTACATGGAAGCGAAAAGATTCAAGTTGAGAGAACTTGAAGAAAAACAAAATGAAAAAGAAGAAATCCAACAATTAAAGTCGGATGTGGAAGATTTGAAAGACATGTTAAAACTGGTCTTAAATAAATTGGATAAATAGCTAAAACTGTAAGTTCTAATAATGGCGGCAAGGAATGTAAATCTAGTTCTTGAGCAGGGTGTTGA